CTACTTGCCTGCACATACGGTTGCCTCCTCTGTTTCGGCCCGTTCCGGCAGCATGTCATCGGGCAGGAACTCGATGCGCCCGTGCTGGGCCAGCCGGGTCAGGAACTCGATGTCGGCGGCCTCCGCGTCCTCGGGGAGCGGCCCGCGTTCCGGGCCTTCCGTCCGCAGAAGGACCTCGTCGCGGTATTCGGCGACGGGCAGTTCCCCGCTGAACGGGGTCTGCAGGCGCATCAGCTCGACGATGGCGGCCGGGGTTTCGGCGGCGATGATCGTCCCGCTGCCGGGGATCGGTTTGCCGTCGGTGGTCTCAGGGTGGATCTGGATTCTCATAGCGTTGTCCTCTCGTTTGCGGCGAGGCGGGCGCGCTGGCCCGCCCCGCCCGGTTGTTGGTCAGGCGTTGGCGGTGGCTTCCGCTTCCGGGCGTCCGTTCTTCCAGGCGGCGCTTCCCGGCATGTTGGCCATCAGGTGGAGGCGCGCGGTCTTGAACTCGTCGCCGATCAGCCCGAGGCGCAGAAGCCAGCAGCGGAAGTCGTACTTGGCGCTGGTGGCGCTGAATTCGCGTTTCTTGCTGGAGGCGGCGCGGGCGGTCAGGGCCTTGGCGGCGATGGCCAGGCAGAATTGGATGTAGGCCTTGACCTTCCCGGCGTGGAGCGTGGATTCGAAGTAGCGGAATTCGACCGTGCCCCGGTACCAGACGTTGTGCAGGTTGACCCCGTGGTACCTCGAGCTGTCGTAGTGGTGCGGGTTGCTGTTGTGGTACCCGTACCAGAGGCGGTTGAGTTCGTCGGTCGTGGTCGGGCGGCTGGCCTCGATCTGGCGGATGAGGTGGTCTTCAACCGGGCGGGTGTAGCGGCGCTGGCGCGCGTCGCTGACCCCGAGGGCGTGGAGGATCAGGGGCTCCTGCTTGTAGACCATCTTGGCGAGGTTGCCCAGGCGGCGTCCGTCGAAGGGGGCGGCGTCGATGTGGATGTGAATCCCGCAGGTGGAATCCACCCGCGCCCCGGCGCGCCGGATGGCGCGAATGACCTCCTGGAACTGCTCGATGTCGTCGTATCCGAGAACCGGGCTTACGACCTCGGCCTGCAGGTTGCGCGGTACGTTGGTCAGGGAGGCGTCCGCCATCACCTTCCAGGTCCGCCCGCGCAGGTCGGTGATGTGCCAGGGATCGTAGCAGGCGGGCGTTCCGGCGTGGGTTACGGTTCCGCCGACCACCGAGTGGATCGCGTAGGCGACCTCGCGGCGGGTCTTCTTTACGGTCTCTACTTCAAGTCCGAATCTGATCTCGCGAAGGTCCATTTTTCTTACTCCTTGTTGTGTTGCAAGTGGTTGTTCGGCAGTCGGTTGTATGTGTTTCTGTTCACGTTGACACCTTCGCTCCACACGGGCACACAGCAAGGCGTTCAGGCACACTTTGTTCGAGATTTAGAGAGATTTATCCTGTTTATAGAGAATGAGTTGCGAATCATGGCCGCCGGTCCCGCCAGGACGCGAAGAGGCCCCTCGCGCGGGCCGGGAAGACGGAGCTGCCGAACCGGGGATCAGCGGGCGAGCTGGTTGACGGGGCTGGCGGGCGGCGCGCTGGCCCAGTCGAGGAAGATCTCGGCTTCCGGCCCCATGCCGTCGCCATCGAACGCGGCGACGACCAGGTGAAGCGGCCCGCTCTGCGTGAAGGCGTGGAGGTAGCTGCCGCGTCCGGCCGAGAACGGCACGGTGGCCAACGGCTGTCCCGTGGTGTCGACCGGCGACGTGGCCCCGGTCCAGATGCCGAACTGGAAGGTCTGCGGCACCAGTTCGGCAGCGATCTCCCAGCGCACTACCTGGCGCTGGTTGAGGATCTCCCCGCGCAGATTGAGGATGGCCGGGAGCCCGGCGTGGAGGATGCGGCCGTCCCGGATGCTGACGCTGGAAGCCGCGCGTCCCCGGCAGTCGGTCCAGAACCACTCGGCGGGGCGGGGTTCGATCTGCCAGTCGCCGTCCGGCAGCGTCACGTCCACGAGCGTGCCGCCCGCTGCGTCATTACCGGCGGTCACGAAGCCCAGGTCCAGTTCCTCTCCGGTCGAGGCATTGCGGGCGAACAGTCGCCAACCCGCCTGGATGAAGGCGTCATGTCGGGACTGAACGGCGGCGGTCTGCGGGGCGCGAAGCGTGAGGCGCACACGGTGCAGCGCATCCTGCCGAGCCCGAGCCAGGTAGAGAATCGGGGTGCGGTTGCCGGTCTTGTCCCTGGCACTGGTGAGGTGCGGGATTGTCCAGACGAGGAGCTTCCGCGCGCCGGGGTGCTCCCCGGTGGTCACCCGGTTCACGGCGCGGATATCGAAAAGGTCGCCGGAGGCGGCGAAGGTGGCCTTCGTTCCCGCTCCGAGACGCACGCCATGGTCGGCATGCAGGCGTTCGACCAGCGCCTTCAGAAAGGCGGCACCGGCAGTCGTGGTGGTCGAACGGGCGTCGAAGCCGAGGACCGTGCGGGCGCAGTTGACCGCGTCCATGTCCCGTCGGACACCGGCGCGGACGGCACTGAGGATACGGGTCAACGCGACGATGTACTCGGCTTCCGCCCGAACCACTCGCAGGAGACGATGCTGTGCGCGGGCATCGGCCCATGCCGCCGTGTTCGTCTCGGTGGTGTACCGTGTCGCCAGAGCGCGTGCCGGGGTGGCTGAACGCGCAAGTTCCTGGTCCGCCGTCATCCTGATACCGGCGACCAGGAGCGTATCGACTCGCAGGTCGCCTCGTGCCGCGATGACCGCGCGTTGCCGGGGATCGATGTGCAGGAAGGTTCCCTGTCCGGCATTCCAGAGCGCGGCCGCGAACACGTCGGGGTTCTCCGGGACGGCGTTCCAGACACAGGTTTCGTCGATCAGCCCGTCCCAGGAGTTGCCGTAGCCGTAGGTGTCGTGCTCATAGTCATAGGCCTGGCCGCAGCCCAGCGTGAATGACGAGTACGGCTGCGCCAGCCCGCCGTTGCCGCTGTAAGTGCTGCCGGTGGCCGCAAGAACACCATTCAGATACAGGCGGACGTTGCCGCTGGCGTCATAGCTGAAGAAGACGTGATACCACTGCCCGGCCGACAGGCTGCCGCTCTGCACGTAGGCGTTGTCCCAGTCGGGCGTCGCGATGTTCACGTAGAGCCGGTTCTGGTAGCCGACGGTCATCGACCACGGCCCCATGTAGCCCATCTCGTCGATGAAGCCTGCGACGCTGCGGTACCCAAGCGAGTCGGCATAAAGCCAGGTCGAGACACTGAGTTCGACGTCCGGGCCGTGGTTGCCCAGAGGTCCCAGGTCTGCCATTTCCCGGAAGAGCCCGTTGGCCTGCGCGTTGGAGAAGCGGTTGGCCTGGCCATCGCGACCGGGCGCGGCGGTCGGAGCGTTGTGGGGCGTCAGGTGCTCGCCGGAGATCGCATCGACCCGCTCGCCCGTCTCCTCTTCGAGTTTCCAGCAGGCGACCAGGTGCTCCCCGATGGCATCGAGGATGGGATTGCCGAACACCGTGCCGGGAAGCTGGCGGGCGGCAGGACGCACCGCGACTGCGGCACGGGTGGGATCGATGCCGAAAACAAAGTCGAAGCCGACCGGGGTGCGGGCAAGCGTCGGAACCCGCGCGGCGGGACGCGGCCCGGTCACCTGGTAGTTGCGATAGGCGACGGCCCCGAACCGGGCGGCAATGCCGGTCAGGACGGTATCCGCCAGCGCCGTCAGACGGTTGCGATGGACAGCGGTCCGCGACTGACGAAGGTCGAGTCGCACTGGACTGGCTGCACGGCGAATGGGATCGGCCTCAAAGAAAAGCCCGCGCCCGGAGTTCCACAGGGAGGCCGCGAACAATGCGGGATCGACCGATGCGGCTCGCCAGACCGACGCCTCGTCGATCAAACCATGGAAGAACCCGGTAGGCGCTGGCTGTCCGGTGTCCCAGTCCATGCCGTCGCAACAGCCGATGCCGAAGGCCGTCTGCGGAGCAAGCAGGCCGCCGTTCTCCGGCCCGCTGTAGCCGGTCGTGTCCCCAGCTTGCGTTCCGTCGAGAAAGAGGCGCATCCGGTTGGCGCTTGCATCGTAGGCAAGGACCGCCAGGTGCCACTGTGCCGCAGCGACGCTTCCGGTGTTCAGGTACAGCTCGTCCCACTGATGCGTGAACAGCTGGGCGGTCAGGCGGTTCTGGTAGCCGACGGAGAGACACCAGGAGAAGGCGTAGTTCTCGACGTTGTTGAAGCCGATCAGGAAACGATAATCGTTCGTGTTCGAGTCCAGGCGGAACCACACGGCAACGGTAAGGCTCTGTCCGGCCCCGCCAAAACCGAGGGATTCCACGTCGGCCAGTTCACGCCGCAGGCCCTGACTCAAGGCCCGGTCGAAGCTGACGGCACTGTCCCGCATACCCGAGTCTGAGCCAGGCGCATTGAGCGGGGTCACATTCTCCCCGGATATCTCGTCAATGCGCTGGCCCGATGTCTCGTCCAGCCGCCACAGGCTGGCCAGGTCGCCGCCAAGCGCATCGACAACGGGATGCCTGAAGCCGCTCCCGGTCAGAAGCCGGGCGTTCGCGCGGTGGGCGAACGGCGCGCGAACAGGATTCAGGCCGAAGATGAAGTCGAACATGTCAGCCCGGCGATGGTCGTGCCGGGCCCGGGCCGAGCTTCGGACGGCTGGGCGTGCCCGTACCAGGCGGGCCACGGCATCGAAGCGGGCGGCAGTGCCGGTCAACGCGAGGTTCGCTGCCGCCTCGACGCGTTCCCGTCGCAGGAAGTCCATGCGCTGCCGCGCCGTGGCGGCGATGCCGGATGCGGCCCGGCGCGTGGTGTCGATGCGGTAGAATGCGCCCCGCCCGCCATTCCAGAGGGCCGCCGCAAAGGCGTCGGGATCGTCCGGCACCGCATTCCAGACGCAGGTCTCGTCGATCAGGCCATCCCAGGAATTGCCGAAGCCGGTGGTGTCGTGCTCGTAGTCGTAGACCTGGCCGCAGCCGAGAGTGAATGGCGAATAGGGTTCGGCGAGGCCGCCGGTCCCGCCGTACGTGTCGCCCGTTGCGGCCAGCGCCCCGTTCACGTACAGCCGGAGGTGACCGGTGCTGGAGAAGGTGAAGACGAGGTTGTACCACTGCCCGGCGGTGATGCTGCCGGTCTGGGCATAGGCGGAATCGTTCCAGTTGTAGGTGTTGATGTTGAGGTAGATGCGGTTCTGGTAGCCCAACGATAGTGACCACGGTCCCATGCCGCCCATCTCGTCGATGAATCCGGCGATACTGCGGTAGCCGACCGTGTTGGCGTAGAGCCAGGTCGAGAATGCGATCTCCGTATCCGTCTCGTGCGCGCCCAGAGGGCCGAGAAGATTCTGATCGCGATACAGACCGTGGGACGAGGCATTGACGAAGACACAGGCCTGCCCGTCCTTCCCGGCGGCACTGGCAGGACTGTTGTGGGCCGACAGGTCTTCACCCGAGATCGCGTCGATGCGCGTGCCCGCACCCTCTTCGAGCTTCCAGACACACACCAGGTTGGACTGCAGCGAATCCAGAGTAGGATTGCCGAAGCCGGTCAAAGCGGGCTGGCGGCTGGAGAAGCGGGCAGTGACGATGCTCCGGTGGATGGGCTTGTCGACGGTCAGACGCACGGCAGTGGTTGTGCGGGAGCGATCCGGGTCCGGCGCGAGCATGGTCGCGGCGGAAAGCGCCTGCTGGAGCGTGCGGATGGCTGGACGGCAGCCGCTTCCGGCGCGCACGACCGGCATGGATTCAGGTTGGAAGGCGATGCCGTGAATGGTGAAGCCCGCCGCTCCGTCGACGCCGTTGATCAGCGCGCAGTCGTTCCACCACTCGTAGGTGTTGCCGTCGAAGAAGTACCAGTCATCGGGCATGTAGCCGAAGATCTCATACATCCCTGCGTACTGCGGGTCGCGCGGCAGGTAGCCTTCGCAGTAGGCACCGGGCCCCGATCCGCCCGCCTGGTCCGGTGTGTAGTCGAAGACGACGAGCTGGCCGCCCAGCGTCGCCATCACCGCCTCCGGGAAGTTGGCGGTGGCCCCGCACATGGATGTGTTGAGAGTGATCATGCTTCAGCGCCCCGGCGCTCAATCCCTGTCGAAGAACGCCTTGTAGCCGAACTCGCGAACCAGCCGCACGTAACGCCGGGCCTCGCGCCGCCGCAGCTCGGTCAGCCAGTACGGGCCGCGCGCGCTGCGGATGATCGAGTCCAGGTTGTCCCGTAGCCGGTCATCGGCCTCGATCTTCCCGGCGGGTGTGTGCGGAAGACGGGCGTAGTCCCAGTCGTGAATGTCGAAGGCCTGGCGGCAGTCGAGCGCCCAGAGACGGTCGGCGAACATCCGCACCCAGCGCAGCCACCAGGGCAGATAGCGGTCGAGCCAGCGCGGGCCCGCCCCGTTGCACATCCGGGCGCGCTCCTGCGGCGAAGCGTCCCAGTACGAACGCAGCGCCCAGAGCCCGTCGGTGCCGGGCACGTCGCGCCGTTCGGCGATATCGGGTCCCCGGTCGATCAGCGTCATGTCGTTCATCGGTTCGGTCATGGTGTCCTGCCTGTTCGGTTGAGGGTTGAAGGAGATGCCTCCGCCACGGCCCGGAAGGAGGGGGAAGGAAAACCGTGGCGGAGGCGTGGGATCACTCGCGGCCTCCTCCGGCCGCAGCCGACGGGAGGGTGCGGAACGGTTCGGTCACGGTCGCCGGGATCTGCTGACCGTCGGCATCCAGCAGGACCTCGACGGCCGCCAGCCCGGCTCCGGCGGGCGTGGCCCGGTAGACCTCCCGCAGGATGCCGCGCGCGGCTTCGCCGGTGGCCGTGATGCCCTCGACGATCATGCCCTTCCTGGCCTCGAGCGCCTTGCGCACCGCCTCGGCCGCAGCAGCCTTCTCGGCAGCGGGAGCCTCGGCCCACACGGCGGCAAACTCGCTGTTGACCGTGCTGTCCACGCCGCCGCCGGTGACGTAGGTGAACATCCCGTCCAGCGTCGCGTCCCGGCTCACTTCGCCGGTGAGCGGATTGCGGGCCCAGCCGCCCAGTACCAGCCAGGCCTGGTCGACGTTGCCGAAGTCGCGCATGGAGTTCAGCAGCCCTACGGCCACGCCGCCTTCCATCGCGGGCTGGCCGTCGGGGAGGATCAGCGGCGTGCCGTCCGGATTGCGCACCACGCGCTTGACCTGGGTGTATCCGGCCGCGCCGCTCTTCGGGACGTTCCCGAGGAAGTCGGCCACCACGGGCGAGCCGCTGCGCACCTGTTCGAGTCTGACCGCCTCGGTCAGCGTGGCCAGGCGCGCCTGCATCTCGGTCTGGCTGAGCGACTGTGTGCTCTTGCACCCCGTCGCCGCCAGCATCATCATTCCGGCGCAGGCGATTCCCCACGCCGTGGTTCGTTTCATCGTGTTCGTCTTCATCTTGCACCTCACTTGTCTGTTCGTTGTGGTTCTCGTCTCGTCGTCATCCGGTCGGAAGTCGTTGTGGATCATGGTCCCATGGCTCGCCTCCCTTCCGTGGTTACGCCCAGAAGTAGACCGCGTCGGCAATGATCTCCTTGCGGGCCCGGTGGTTGTCCATGATCCACTCGCGCCGCCACACGCCGCGCATGCCGCTCGAGGCCAGGTCGCCCATGTAGAGGGCGTCCTCCTCGTCGGTGGGCGCGGAGAACGCCAGTCCCGCAGGTGCGATGCTCTCCCCGGCGGGGTTCTCGAACTGGTCGCTGCCGTCGGGCGCGTCGAGGGCCAGGTCGATGTCGGGCATGACCTGGAGGTGATCCCCGGCGCTCCAGTTGGCGGCCACATGATCGCGCAGCCCCTTCACGTCCACGCCGTTGGCCAGGGCGAAGACGATGCCGGAGTTCTGCAGGTTCTCGTTGTCGACGAAATCGCCGGTGACCGTGGAGAGGTAGAGGTAGCCCGCCGCGTCGGACGTGCCCCAGCTCCCGGAGTTGACCTGGATGGAGACCACGCGTCCGGTGGCCCCGGAGGCGGCTCCGTCGATCACGTCCCCGATGTACGGCTCGTTGGTGCCGTTGTCGAAAGCAACCCGGGTCCAGTCGCTGGCCGCCTCGCAGTAGAGCGTCGGGCCGGAGCGGTACTTCACATAGCGGCAGTCTCCCGCGCCTGCGTTCGCGTCGGTGTTCCTGACCCAGAACGAGCGTCCCGGCCAGTCCGCACCGCCGTCGATGTCGATGGTGCCCGCGTCCGGGGTCAGGCTCTGCCCGGCGGCGATGGTGGTGGCCAGGCCGCCGGGACTGACGGTGTGGACGCACAGGTCGACCATGGTGTCGGCGGGATCGGTGTTGCGGCACACCTCCAGGCGATAGCGGATCTTCCCTTCGCCGCCGGTCTCGTAACCCTCATAGTCCGGGCAGAAGTAACCGCGCGGATAGGCGAGCGTGAAGACCTCCTGGGCGTTGACTCCCGGCAGGCTGGCGTTCACCACGTCGACGATGATGTAGCCTTGGTCGTCGGCCGCATGGATCGCCTCGCCGGTCACATTGGCGGAGACGTCCAGGGCCGGGCCCGGACTGCCAGCCACGCCGACCTGGACGGTGATCTCCTGGCGGCTCTGGTCGTAGGCGATGTAGAGATCGTTCGCCCCGAGTCGGGCGGAAGCCTTGTGGATGGTCAGGCCGGTGATGGTCGCGCAGGCGACGGGCGTGAACTCGGGCATGTCGCCGCCCACGACCATGCCGAAGGTCTCCCGGCCGGACCGACGGTTGCCGCCCAGCGCCAGGCGGAAGGTGTCTCCGGCCTGGGGTACGGCGGGCAGATCGCGCGACAGCGTCAGCGTGTCGGTGCCCCCGTCGAAGCTCTGGACGTGGAAGACCGCGCCCTGCAATTCCGGCGTGAGAGTGTCGGGATCGAACCAGCCGACCGCCCCGTCCCAGTAGCCGGACACCTCGGTGAGGGCGGCATCCACGAGCGTGCGCACGGTGGCGCTATCGACCGTGTACTGGTTGAGGGCATTGCCGTCGGCGGTGAGGTAGCGCGAGGCGTAGAAGGTTCTGAGTTTGTCTGCGGTTGGGGTAGGCATCGTGTGTTTCTCCTGTGACTATGGGTTGACGGTGATCTCGAAGAGGCCGGGGCTCGTGCCGTCGGCGATCTCGATTCGGGACGGGAGTCCGGGCGGCTCGACGGCGAAGCAGCGCCAGGCGCGGCGGGTGGATTCGTTGCCGTACTCGTCGACGGCCTCCACCCGCAGGAAATGCCAGACGCCGCCGCTGCCGTTCAGCTCGACGGGCGCATCGATGCTGATGGGCAACCCCCGGAAGTCGCTGGCGGCGCGGTCGAACACGCGCCGTTCGCTGCCGTTCCCCTCCCGGTGATAGAGCCGGTAGCGCTGCGCGCCGGGGAGCGGGTTCCACTGGAGCGTGGGCGTCGTGGTCGGGGTCTCGAAGACCGGCGTGGCGATCTCCTCCGGCGGCATGTCGTGGACTTCCACAGACAGGCATTCGCCGGTGGCCAGGGGGACGGGCACGGAACGCTCGAGTGTGTCGAGCAGCAGCGGCCCGTAGAGCTTGACGCCGTTGATGAACACCCAGCTCTCCAACGCGGCGTCGGCGCTGGTCCAGGAAAGCAGGCTCTGGCGCGCGCCGTCGGCGATCAGGTTGACATGTTCGTTCAGCATCAGCGGTAATCCTCGTAGAGGTTGCAGGTCAGGTTGAGCCAGCGTTCGCCGCCGAAGCGGTACTCGCGCCAGGGGATGCGCGGCAGCGGGGCAAGGGGATCGGGGGTGAACGTCCCGCCGTCGTCAAGCCACTGCTCGAACGGGTCGATGCCGGGAGTCATCGTCGAGCGGGTCATCGAGCCGGAGGAGTCGATACAGATCAGGACCTCGCGCGGATGCGGCAGCGTGGGATCGCCCTTGCAGTTCTCGTAGGCGGTCACCAGTTCGGTGGCCGAGGGGTTTCGGCTGATCGTGCTGTAGTCGATCTCCGGCGGGCAGGTCCGATCCGGCGGAATGATGTCCAGCGTCGGGTGCCCGGCAACCTTGTGAACGGCGGCGAAGTCGGGCGGCCCATTGGCGGTCACCAGGTTGTTCCAGCGCACCACGTCCGCATCCCAAGTGGCGTGCCCGGACGGGTAGTAAACGCTGGATGCCTCGTCGATGAAGATCAGGATCATGCCGGGAGCCATGCCGCCCTTGAGCGGCACGACCACCGAATCCGCCGCCATCGCAATGGGCCCGGACTGGTCGCGCTTGGTCATGGAGGCGACCTTCAGCGCTACGTCCACGCCGTCGGCGGCCATCCCGGCGATGGTCAGCATCCCGGACTTCGAGGGCGAGCCCAGGCGGTAGGCGACGATGTTGCCGTCGACGCCCATCAGCGGAACCAGTGTGCTGCCTGATTTGATGGGCATGGTCAGGCCTCCGGGATCACGTCGAGGGTGAAGGACGATCCCACCGTGCCGCCGTTGCTGTCGACATGGCGCACGCTGATGGTGTGGGAATAGGTGTTCTCGTCGCTGACTGCCTTCAGGACCGGCGGCACGCCCGAGTAGCGGGCATAGGCGTAGTAGCCGCTGGCATACTCGGTGCCCATAACCAGGAAGCCGAAGCGGTTGGCGGTGAGCGACCACGAGCCGTTGCGGGTGCCGATGAAGTCGCCGGGAGCGAGGCCGCTGGTGTCCACGCGGAAGCGCATCACGTCCCCGATCCGCAGCGCGGCGGTCTCGCCATCCGGCAGATCCGCTCCGGTGTAGGCGATGACCTGGAGGCGGCTGTCGCCGTCGGGCTTCTTCACCCGCACCTTCCAGGGCTCGCCCGTGCTCGCGTCGATCATGCAGGCGTAGCCGTCCCGGATCGTCTCGCCGCTGGCGTTCTCGATCAGCAGGCGCGGTGCGTCGTTGACCGGGAAATGAACCACCGCCCACTTCTCGCCCGTGCCCGCCTGCTTCCAGAGGATGCGGCAGGAACCGCTCCAACCGCTGCGCTGCTTCGCGGTAAGGGTCGGGTTGGGATCGGCGTAGTCGTGTGCATCAACCGTCACGTCCAGCTTCACCGGCGTCACGCCGAAGAGCATGGCGTGGCCGACCTTGCCGTCCTTCAGCGGTTCCTGGAGCACCACGTAGCGGCACTCGTGCCGGTTGGCGGCCGCGATGTCCGCAAACAGCTTCACGTCGAAGACGGGCGCACGGGTGCGGAAACGCTGCTCGCTGTCGGGATCGTCCGGGCGGATGGCCAGGTCGTCGATCCACAGCGTCGAAAACTGGTTCTGATCCGCGCCCGACTTGTTGCGCACCAGGACGATGCCCTGGCGATAGGTGCTCAGCATGGACCGCGCGCCGAAGCTGTTCTGGCGCTGGCGATAGTCCATGGCGGCATCGACAAAGGCGTTCCAGTCGTCGGCCCGGGGCCGGAAGCTCTGTCCGCTGGCGACTTTCTTGAGGGTCATGGCCGCATCCTCCCTATATCCCCAGGCTGCCGAAGTTGGTGCCGTAGTAGACCTTCTCGATGTAGACGGCCACGGGCTTCTTCACGACCTGCTTGACGGTGTCGTCCACCTCGTCGGCATAGCGGACCCACATGTAGTCCCAGCCCAGTTTGGTGGCGACGGAGATGCCGCCGACGGTGAAGCTCGAGCGGTTCTGCGAGACGGCGAAGCGGTAGGTGATCTCCCAGAGGTCCTCGCGACCGTCACCCCGCCGCACGCCGCTCGCGCCGAGGAAGAGGACCTCGCCGGGATCGAAGCCCCGGAACGCGTCGTTGTTGTACATGCCGGTCTTGCGGGCCAAGCGGGCGCGAAAGGTCTCGGTCACCGTCGTGCGCGGCAGGAAGTGGGTCTCGGTGAAGTTGTAGACCGGCTGGATGATGTCGACGCCCGCGACGTTCTCGCCGTCATAGCCGATGGCCCCCTCGTAGTCCGGAGCGCTGGTCGGGAAGCGGTCGCGGGTCGAGATCGACTGGGTGATGTGCTGGGTGCCGCCGCCGGTGTCGAAGGTGTAGACCGTCTCGGGATCATCGCCGTCGTCGGTGGTGTTGTGCTGCTGATAGCGGACGATGACCTTGAAGGTGTCCTCGTTGATCCGCTCCTCGACCTCAACGGCGTCCCGGCGCAGGCCGCTGAACCACTCGCTGCTGGTGCCGTGAACAGCCAGGACCGCATCGTCCTCGTCCAGCGCGTCGAAGACGAAATACGGCACGTCGGCGGTGACGTAGTTGCCGTAGTTGTTCATCGACTGCGTGCGGTCGAAGAATGCCTGTTCCACTCGGGCCATCGTTCACGTTTCTCCTACAGGAAAGCCAGGCCGGAATCGTTCTGCTCATCCAGCTTCTGGTTGGTTCGTTTCTGCTGCCGGACCATCTCGGCGGTGTTCGCCGCAACGGTGTCCGAGGCCCCGGCGGCGGCCAGGGCGCGCAGGTCCGACAGGTTGAATGCGCCCTGCACCTCGATCCTGCCGCCCGCCCCGGCGACGGCGGGCGCGGCAGCCCGGACCTGGTCGATCAGTGCCTCGATGCGGCTGGCGTCCGGCTTGTCCGTTTTGCCTTCGCTGGCTTCGCCGCGTTTCCTGGCCGCTTCGGCGATGGCCGCTTTCCACTCGCTTCGGGCATCGGCCAGCGCCTGCGCGGATGCCTTGAGATCGGCGGCAGCCTTCTCGTCGAGGGCGGAACGCTCGGCTTCGGCGGCCGTGTCCACGTCGCGCCGCGCCTGCTCCATCTCCGCCAGGCGGCCCTGGTTGCCGATGGCCTCCTGGCGCTTCAGTTCGGCCACGCGTTCGCCCTGGCGGTCGACCAGCGCGGAGTCTTCCGCCTGGTGCCGGTCCCGCATGGCGCGGCGGTCGGCTTCGAGCTGGTCCTGCATCGCCGCCATCTCGGCATCGAGCTGGCGCTGTTCCCCGGCATAGTCGTCGCGCAGCATCTCTTTGGCGGCCCCGGTGTCGAGGCTCTCGTCGAAGTAGCCCATCACGTCGATGGCGATCTCGCCGATCCACTGCTGGGCGCTCTTGATGCCGGACTGCACGCGGTTCCAGGCCTTGAAGATCAGGCTGACCAGCTCCATCCACATCTGGCCCATGGCCTGGGTGACCTTGAGCCAGCCGAACTCGATCAGGTGGAACCCCTCCAGGAGCGGCTCGGCGATGCCGGTCTTGATGGCGATCTCCTTGAGCGCGAACCACAGCGTCTGCCAGGTCTTGAGCAGCGTGGCCTTGGCGCTGATCCACACGTTGAGGATGCTGTTCTTCAGGTCGAGCCAGATCGCCAGCAGGCTGCTCGCGCCCTTCTGGAAGACGAGCTTCAGCGACAGCCAGAGGATGCGGGCGGCAAGCTGCATGTCCCCGGCGGCCAGCGCGTCCCCGATCCCCTTGAACGCGGCCCGGGCGGTTTCGCTCAGCCAGGCGAAGTGCTCCCCGAGCCAGGCGATGGCCTTGCCGCCCACGCCGGAGGCGTAGACGAGGTAGCCGCCAAGCGCGACCACGGCGACGGAGACCAGCCCGATGGGTGTCAGGAGCGCGCCGATGACGCTGCCGATGACACTGATCGCCGTGCCCACCGCCGAGGCGATGGAAGCCAGCCCGCCGAGAGCGAATGCCAGGACGGCAGCCGAAGAACCCACTGCAACCAGGATGCCGCCGACGGCTCCGACCGCCGCGACCACCTTTAATGCGGCGAGCACCATGCCCTTGTTGTTCTGGATCAGTTCCCGGACCATCTTGGCGTAGCGGGTGATTGCCTTGGCCGCCTTGCCGACCGGCTCGGCCAGCGCTTCGCCAATCACCGACAGCACCGAAAGCCCCGCCTGCTTGAGCTGGTTGAAGCTGTGCGTCAGCGTCTTGGTCATCTTGCCGTAGGCTTCGCCCGTCGCCCCGGCCCGGCCACCCATGGCCGCCAGGTCGTCACCGAAGCCCTGCATATTCCTGAGGGCCGGAAGCACACCCCGGAGGGCTCGCACATTCGGGAAGAGCTTGGCGATGGCGTCCGGCGGCAGATGGCCGATGCGCTTGAACACCCCCACCAGCCCCTCGGATTCGAGGGTCGCCGAGGACATCTCGAAACCGAGACTGCGGGCGTACTCGGCCGCCTCGGACGTGGGCTTGAGGAAGCTGGAGATGATGGCGTTGAGCGCGGTGACCGCGTTGTCGGTCTTGACGCCGTTCCGGGTCATGGTCGCCAGCGCCGCGCCCATCTCGTCCATGGACACCCCGGCGCTCGAAGCCGTCGTGGCCACCATCCCGATGCTTGGCGCGAGTTCGGCGAAGGTGGTCTTGCCGCGCTTGACGATGGTGAACAGCCAGTCCGAGACGTCGGCGGCCCGTTCCGCCTCCAGCCCGTAGGCATTGAGGATGGTGGTGATCGCGTCCGCCGCGACACCGGTGTCGGTCAGACCGGCCTTGGCCGCGCGGGCGGAGGTCGCGAGCACGTCCAGCGCCTTCTCGGCGGGCACCGACGCGGAGAGGATGTCGTAGAGCCCCTTGGCCAGCGATTCGGTGCCCTCGCCGAACTCGACCGACATGTCGCGGATGCTGTCGCGGAAGCCGGGCATGTGCTTCTCGGGCTCCGAGAGCATGGTCGAGACGTTCGCCATCTGCTGCTCGAAGTCCGCATACACCTTCACCCCGCCAATGAACGGCATGGCCATCATGCCGCTCATCAGCATCATGCGCTTGCCCACGGCGGTGACCGAGGCCGAGAACCCCTTCAACCGTCGCTGGGCCGCTTTCAGGCCGCGCACCAGCGCGGAGTTGTTGACGGACAACTCCACGTAGGCGGCTCCGGCTCGAATGTCGGCACTGGACGGCATCGGTTAGCTGGTCCTTCTGTTCGGTTCGCGGCTGACGAAAATGTCCCGGAGGATGCGCAGGCCCTTGCCCTTGATCACGGTCTTCGGCTTCTGCTCGTGCGGGTTGAAGTCCTCCGGCTTGAAACGGCGGTGCTTGCGCGGATCGCGGTTCACGTTGGCGATCAGCGCCAGGACCGCCGCCGTATGCCGCCACGCATCGCGGCTGCGGGACTCGGACATCCAGAGCAGCTCGCGCAGCGTGTGCGGCCCGGGGTCTACTCCGACGACGGCGGCAAGCTCGAAGAGAGATCGGTAGGCGAGTTCAGCGCGGCCTCGATCCGGCGGTCCAGTTCGGGGTCCTCCAGTCTCGCCTGGGCGTACTCCACCGCCCTCGCTTCCACCGCCTGGAGTTTCGCAAGCGCCTTGTGGAGCACCCGGCGCTTGCCCTGGGGGAAAAAATCGACCAGTTCCTCCAGCAGCGCGGTGGTGGCGTGCTCGATGGCGTCGCCCGCCATGGCCCGCCCGAAATCCTCGTCGCTCACGTTCTGGGCGTCGGCCTCGGGTTTGCACACCACGTAGATCACGTCGCAGAGCAGCACGGGGTCGGAGGACAGCCGCTCGAGGAGATCGCCCTCGACCGCCTCCATCAGGTTCACATCGAGCGCGGTGCGGACGCGCTTGATCGCGGCCACGTTGACCGCCACGGTCCAGGTGCGGCCCGCGTTGTCGTTAAAGGTCTTCATCGGTAAGCACTCCTTCCGTTGAGTACGGGAATCAGGCGGCGGGACGGGCGGCCGGAACGCGACAGCCCGCCCCGCCTGCCGGGGTTACGGGGTCGGTTCCACCCACGCCGGGGCGCGGGTCGAGTAGGTCGGCTTGGCCGTGACCGACACGGTGATCGCCTCCTCCAGCGCCTCCTTGCGGCTGAAGCTGGTGATCGAGAAGTCGGCGTCGAGCCCTTCGCCGCCTGCTTCGTCGAGGATCGCCAGGGCAATCGGCTCGTTGTTGAAGTAGGCGTCCTTGATGGCGGCGAAGCCCGCGTCGTCCGAGTCCCAGATCATCTCGAACTCGACCGAGCCGGTCTTCAGCGTGCCGACGGTGGCCCGCCATCCGGCGTTGGCCCGCGTGGTCACGTCGGCTTCGCCGGACTCCAGGTTGAGGGTGACGTCCTTGACGTTGGTCAGCTCCGAGGTGGCGGTCGCGCCCGCCGCGCCGTAGTAGAGCTTTGCTTCCATTCCGAGTTTGATCGACATCGTTCAGGTCTCCTGTTGCTGGGGTGTTGGTGGCCGGGCAAGCGCCCGTCCAGTTGAATCGGTTCCTATGCCTTCACGGAGTTGGCCCACATGCGCGGAAGCCTGCTCCTGATCTTCTCCAGCGCCGGGCCCATGAGCGGGCGCTTGGGGTACACCTGCCGCTTGTAGCGGCCGCCGAACTCGTGCGCGGCGGCGGACCGGCCCACGACCGTGTAGGTCGGGCCGATGAGCACGCGCTCGTGCTGTTTTTCCACCGCGTAGCGCAGAGCCCGCTTGAGCTGCCCGCGACGGGTGTGCGGCGGCCGCCCGGGCCGAGAGGCCTTCGCGGATCGCCGGATGCTCCGCCTGGCAGTCAGGCGCAGCGCCGCTCCGGCGTGTCCCAGGGAGCGGATCGAGCCCTCGGCGACACGCCGCCGGACCTTTCTCCGCTCGAATCGGCTGGTTGACTTCATACGGATCATGAGTCACCTCAGACGGCGCTGCCGAGATGCTGCGCCAGCTTACCGGCGATGCGGTTGAGGGCCTCCGCGACGTTCGCGGGAGCGGTCCCGTCCCAGGCGCTGTTGCCGCCGCCATCGTCCGAGCCGTCGGTGTAGCCCGTGCCTTCGGCGACATCCTCCAACTCGATGGTCCCGGCATAGGCCGCCAGGAAGTCGCGGTTCTGGCTGAAGGAACAGGCATCCATCTTCACCGAGCCGGTCATGCCCGAGAGATCGGTGCCGGTGCCGAAGCGCACGTTCCGCCAGGAGTTGCCGGAGAGGCTGCTCGTGGAGGTCACCGCCTTGAAGCGGACATCACGCAGCGAGTAGAGGTAGACGGGCCCGGAGACGTCCCCAAGGTTCATGCTGCTGGAGGTGTCGCAGCGCTCCGCGTACAGGGTCAGCGGCGCCTCGACAGCGGCGGCGATGCCCCCGAGCGCACTGTTCTCGACCAACAGGTGCTGCTGGCCACCAGCGGTGTTGAATGTGCCGGTGATGCCGATGTTCAGGAGCTGCCAACTGGGGAAGTCCCCAGTGCCGTCGCTGGTCAGCGTGATGCTGCCGTCGATGCCGGTCAGCACATGCGCCCCGTTGACGTAGGCCGGACGCAGGTTGCTGCCGCGCATGATCACCTGCGTCGCGCGGGTCGCCCCGGAACGTAGCGTCGGGTCGGCGCTCCAGTCCTGCGCCAGATCACCGACGATCAGCGCCTGGTCCATCTGGAACAGGATGGTGGGACGCAGGGGAACGGAGAGCAGGATGGCCGACTCGTCATAGAGTCCGGGCGCAACGTTCAGCACATAGCGCTGCTTGCCCGGGTCGTTGAATTCGGTCACGTCCGCCGCGTTGCCGATGGCGGTCAGCGCCGCGCGCACCGTCTTGAACGGGAACAGCGCGGTACCGTCCTCGACGTAGGTGTCGCTGCGGCTGCCGTCCACATGGAGCAGGCGACTCCCCGCCGCTCCGACGATCTCGTCGATGGCCGCCTGCACCGTGGTGCCCGCCAGGCCGCTGGCCGCGTTATCGAAGGGCACCTCGTCGGCCTTCTGAAGATTAAGGCTGTCGAGGAACACCCAGGCGGCAGGATCGCCTTCGACCCGGTACAGGCCGTTGCCTCCGGGCGCGCCGGTGTCCTGACGGACGATGTAAAGCGTGTTCGCGGGCAGCGTGGCCGGATCGGGCAGCTCGGTGTAGGTGTCGACCGCTCCGCTGATGCCGTAACCGCCGCCAGCGGCGATCTCCGACGTGAGCGCCAGCCGTCGTCCCTGCGGGTCGGTGACACGGTCGCTTTCGGCCCACTGGCCCTGGTGGTGGACGACCATTCCGTTCTGAAGGTCGCCGATGAGAATCTTGTGGTCTGCCATCGTTCTGTTCTCCTGTGCTTACGGGTTGGGTTCGCTGTAAACGCCGACATGCTTGGCCAGCAGGACTGCCAGCTTCGAAACGGCTTCGCCGAGGGTCTCCGGGGGGCTGCCCTCCCAGATGGCTTCCGTCCCCGGCGGGGTCGTGAACGCCCCGTCCAGCGAGGCGCGTTCGGCTTCGGTGATGACCGCCCCGCTTCCGGCGTTCTGAAGGGCGTCGAGCACGGCCTTGTTGGCGTGCTGATGCCCGGTCGCGCCGGAGGGAACGGTGAAATAGCCCATTACCAGGTCCCTCCGATGACGGTGACCTGGTCGCCGGGCGTGCCCTTGACCAGGATGCGCGACAGATCGACCCGGTAGACGGCGTGGTATTCGCCGGGCATCCACGGCACCTCACTGCCGTCGTCGCCCCGGAAGAACACAGTGGCCGCGTTCGTCGGTACCGAGCTGATCTCGAACGAGCCGATGAGCGGCATGCTCGACAGGGGCTGGTAGTCGGCCGCGACCTCGATGCGGCGCATGATGGTGCTGTTCATCGGATCACCTCGAAAGTCAGGGTCACGACGCTGGTGAACTGCCGGTACTGGTCGATGTGCTCGGGCGCGTAGACCGGCTCGTTCTCGATCTCCACGCACAGCGCCTCGGGGTACTCCGGCAGCCGCTTGCCCACGCCGAAGCACAGGGTGATCTCCTCGACCAGTTCGAGAAGCCGCTCGATGTCACCGTCCTCGCCGAGCTTGCGCTGAACCCCTATGTCCACCTGCACCAGGCGCGAGCTGGCCTGGCGGCTGGCGCGCTCGAAACTGACGGCGCGCGGCACCACCGAGACCTTCAGGCTGCGCAGATTGCGCAGGTCGAAGATCGGCCGGAAGACGACCTCGGCGTCGAACTCCTGGGAAAACTCGGTCGCGTTCAGCTTGGCGGCGACGGCATTGGCGATGGCGGTGACGGTGGCCACGGTCGGTTACCTCATTTCAGTACGCTCGCGACGATGGAGCCGATGGCCGCCAGCAAGGCCAGCAGCGAAGCTCCCGCAGCCGCTAGGATGGTTTTCTGCACTTCATGCACCTGCACGCAGGGCGGGCGATGGTGGATGCTGGGATCGCTCATGTGCAGCTTGAGCATCCCCTTCATCTCCGCGACGTCCTCGCGCATCTCGTTCACCACGATCCACAGGTCGCGGCTGTCCGGGTTGTTGGTGGTGCCGTTCGGCATCGGGTCTATTCCTCGTCGATCTGTTTGGTGTGGATGCGCAGCGTGCTTCGGTTCACGTCCGACCAGCGCCACTCGGGTTCGCCCGCGGGCGACATCACCTCGTAGTGCCGGTCGCCTTCGATGATCAGGTCGCCGGGCCGGGGAAGGACCGCCGTGCCGTCGATCACCAGGTCGGCGGCCCGGATCAGGAAGTCGCGGGACTCGGTGTGCAGCACGCGGCCATACTCGTCGGTGCTCTCGAACCGGGTCCTGCCAATCGTGGCCTGGAGCCCGATGCGCCTGCCGTCGCGCTGGAACCACACGGCGGTGGTCAGATGCTGATGGCGCTGGCGCTCGAGCCATTCGGCGGCCTTCCCCAGGAGGTTGCTCATTGAACGAGCCTCACCTGGACGGTTTCGTCGTCGTCCCCGGCGGCGAGGATGCTCTTGCCGAGGTAGGGATAGGCCGTGGCCGGGGTGCCGCCGTCGTCCGCGTCGGGCGTGACGACCGCGCCGCTGGCGTTCCACTGGAGCTTCACGCCCGCATCGATGGCCGTTCCGGCCCCCGTCGCCTTCGGGATCGTGTAGACGCCGGTCAGGGCCAGCGCCCCCCGTTCTCCGGCCTTGATGTCGAGCTTGGCAATGCCCACCAGGTCGTTCTGGACCACCACGTCACCGGCGTTCACGTCGGAAGCCGGGATGTAGTCGATGGCGTCGCCGCGTTGTCTGAAAACTGCGTTCATGTCTCGTATCTCCTGTGAATTGCGGGTTGGGTTACTCGCCCTTGAACTTCACCATTCCCCGGAAGTCCTGTTCGCGGACGCCGAGGTCGAAGTAGACGCGGAACTTGATGCCGAGCGTGTCGAAGTCGGCGTCGCCCTTTTCCACCTTGGGCATGCGCTGACCCTTGAGGTACCCGATCTCGAAGGTGTCGACGACCGCCGGGTCGGCGAACAGGTACCAGGCAAGGCTCGAAGCCCCCGTGTAGTTGGCGTTCGAGAGGTAGGGAGAGCTGATGACCTCCAGGTCCTCGTCCGCCAGGGCGTTGTAGGTCGGGATGCGCTTCTTCTCGCTCGTGCCCGTGGCGATGAAGAACGTCGAGTTCAGCAGCTCGCGCGCGGCCATTTTCAGGGCCGTCGGCACCAGCAGGAATCGCGGGCTGATGTTGATCGGCTGACCGTCGGCGTCGACCTGGTCCAGGAAGAGCTGCACCGCGAGCCCGAGGCTCTCGCCGGACAGCGCCGTGTCGGTGCCGTCCCGGAAGTTCTTGTGGGCCGTGCTGAACAGGTTGCCGGGGTTGCCGAGCAGGCGGGTGAAGAAGAGCTGGTCGATCTTCCGGGCCGCGCGCGCACCCATGCCATCCGGCACCTTGAGGAAGGCTCCGAGGTCGTCGTTGTAGATCATCTGCCGGGTCAGGGCGAAGATCTTGCCGAAGGTCCCGAGCTGGTTGGTCGCCTTCTCCTCGGTGAGGCCGCCATGCTTGATCTCGCCATCCGGAGCCACGGGCTCCAGGTCGCCGACATCAGTCAGGCGGTAGCGCTCCGACTCCTTGAAGTCGTTGAGTTCGCCCTCGCTGCACAGACGGGTGGCGATCACCGGCTGCGCCTGGAAGCTGCGCAGCAGACGCTTGTTCGCCACGTTGTTGAGGATCCCCGGCAGGGACACGGTGCTGAACGCGGCCCGGATGGTGTCATTGCCGAAGCTGCGGGGAACCGTGATCCCTTCGAGACGGGCGCATTCGGCGAAGAGCTGGTGCAGGCTGAGGTCGCGGCTGCGGCTCGCGCCGGACACGACCTCGTCGCCGTAGTGGCGCACCAGTTCGTCCTCACCGATGTTGGCCCGCAGGCACAGGGCGGCTTCCAGCACGCGGCATTCGAAGGCCGGACCGGGATCGCGGCGGACTGAGATGTTTACGTCGGCCACGGGCCGGGCAGCACGAATGGCGGCGAGCACCTTCTGGCTGGCATCGTGAATCGTCCAACCGGCATTGATGGCCTCACGCTCGATCTCGGCGAACTCTCCGGCGCAGACGCGCTGGATGCCCGCGATACGTTCGCGCTCGGCGGCCACGGCCCGAGCGGCGGCGATGCCTGGGTCGGAGTTTGCGTTGCCGGGCTGATCACGCTGATCGGGATCAGCAGCCGGGCGAGCAGGCGGAGGAGTGCGGCGAGTGTTTTCATCCTGCATGGGTACCTCTCCGGTGAGAGTGAAGGAGGCGGCGACCTGCATGCGGGTGCCCTGGTCGGCACCGACGGCGACGACCGAGACCTCGCGCAGGACGGAGGCGGTGACGTGGTAGAAGGGAGCGGCGTGTTCCTGGCCGTTGACCACGCGCGTACCGGTCTTGACCAGGTCGGACTGCTTGACCTCGGCCCCGATGGAGAGCTGCCAGTCGGCCCCGGCCTCGGCCTGCTCGACGATGCCCGCCGCCTGGCCGTTGCCGGAAACGATCTCGCCGTCGATGTGCAGGGCGTTGTCCTCGACGCGCGCGGCGACCATGCCGACGCGGCTGCCGGTGCGGTTCTCGTGGTTGGTCAGCAGCGGGACGGTGTCGGGGATTTCCATCCCGGACAGATCGACGACGACCGGATGCTTCCAGCCGGGCAGAGTCATCTTGCCGCCCGAATAGGCCACACCCTTCACTTTCGGCTTCCCGCCCTCGGCGGCGGCTTCGATGGTCACGAACTCATTCATGGTCTTGGTTCTCCTGCGTTGTTGGGGTGATGTCGGGATCGATGAGGCCAAGCTCCCGCATGAGGGTCTTTTCCCGGGCGCGCTGGCGAAGCTCGGCTTCCCAGTCCAGGCCCTGGCGGGCGTACTCGTGCGAAAGAGTGGTCGTGTTGCTCTCCAGCCTGAGGCGCTGGGCATTGGCTTCCTTGTAGGGATCGACGTGCTCGAGTCCGTCCCAGAACCACTGGTGCGGGCCGTCGATTTCCAGGTCGCGCGCCAGGGCATACTCCCGGAGCCAGGTGGCCAGGATGCGGTCGAGCACACGCGCGGCGATGAAGGCCTGATCCACGCGGATGGCCTTGTAGTAGGTCTGGTGGTCCAGGCGGCCGGAGGCGTAGTTGTAGCCGGACGAGTTTCCGGCGGCGATGTTGTACGGCAGGTTCAGGCAGCGGGCGATCTCGTTGAGGATCTCGCGCTTGAACTCGGCATAGGTGGTCGAGGGGTGCTTCGGGTCGAGCTGCGCCATCTTCCAGCCGCCGGGCATGGTGAGCAGCATGTTGCGCTCGAGCTGGACGAGGTCCATAGGCTCGACGGCATCGGCTTCGCCCGACGCGGGCGCGTCCGTATAGAGAATGCCCGCGAAGTCCGCGGCCGCTTCGGCAGCGGACAGGACCGCGAGGGTGTAGCGGCGGAGCTGGGCGAAGAGCGGAAGCGCAGGCGTGATCTCGGGAATGCCCCGGTGCAGTTCCGGGCGATCGGCCCGGTAGATGTGGATCATCGCCTGCGCGGGAACGTCGACGGCGTTCCGCCCGTAGTCGAACTGTGAACCGCCTGGATGCTGCTTCAGCACCCGGTAGCTGGTGGGGTTGCCGTGTGCATCGAGGCGAATGCCATCGACTTCGTCACTGCGCCCGATGACACTCAGGTCACTGGTCACGCGGTCTGCCTCGACCAGGCCCAGATCGATCTGGATGTCGTGCTCGACGGCGGGATTCTCCACCAGCATGGCGAAAGACTCACCATCCTGGCAACGGGACATGCGCATGGTGCGCAGCTTTTCAGGGAGGCGTACGGCCTGAGCCCAGGCGCTGAACTCGCGCTCGATGTCGCGGTTCAGTTCATCGTCCTCGGTGAGCATCTGCAGCCGGGGCCCGGTGCCGATGGTGTCGTTGGCCAGCGTCAGGACGATGCCTTTGGCATAGCTGTTGTTGGCGACCTCGTACCGGGCCCGCTCCCGGAGCGCCTTGCGCACTTCCGGACTGGCCTCCGCGTCGGCGGAGTGACCGTCGGCAGCGGCCCAGTGCTTCCGGTTTTCCGGGGTGGTCTGCGCCGCATCGAAACGCCCGCGCACGATCCGGCAGCTCCGGGGCTGGCGGGATCGGTCGGGGGAGCGCCTGAAGAGGTTGGAAAGAATGGTCAGCATCGCGTCAGCAGGCTCCCGGTGGAATCATCTTGCCGACCCGAAGGCCCAGCCCCTTGCGCTTCGCGGCTTCCTTCGAGGCCAGGTAACGGTCGGCCGCCATCTGCTCGGTCAGGCTGTGCTGCTCGACCGAGCCGGAATCACCGCTGGCGCGGCGCGGCCCCTGGGCGTTCTCGCGAATCTGTTCTGTCAGTTGCTCGTCCAAATGGCACCTCGGGTTTCGGCCCATGCGTGGGCCACACCCATCTCTTCTGCGAAAAAAGTGGAAAACGGCGGGGATGACGGGACTTTTTTTGTGAAAAAGTCGGCGGTGAGGCGCTACCGGTGGGATTGCCGCCTCAGTGCGGAGAGCTTGATCCGCTCGCGTTTGGGCGCGGCGACCTCCTGAGTGCCGGGCAGCACAGCCCCTTCGATGCTGGCGGCGACCGCACAGCCGACAATCCCGTCGAGCCAGTGGTTGTCGTGTGCGTCGGGCCGGAGCTTCCACTCGTCCACCACTCTTCCGCGCCCCTCGGTCTTCACCCGATACTCGGCGGTGAGGTGTTCGGCGAAGAGTTGATGCGCAACCGGGTCGCGCCCGTACAGCGACAGGCAGCCCCGGTCGCCCATGGGCACGGCCAGGCGGGCGTGGATGAAGCTCTTCCAGTAGTTGGTGTCGTAGAGCACGTGCCGGATGGCCCGCTTGCCGCGCACGTTCGGGATGCGCCAATTGTGCCCGACCCGGTCGCCGCGCTTCTTCTTGTACTCGGCGAACGGGGTGCTGGAGGCACCCACGTAGCGTCCGTGGCTGGGGAAGAGCACGGCGGCGTGGGCGCTCTGACGGCAGAACTGGTAGACCACGTCGGTTGACGTGCCCCAGTTGGCGTCGATCAGGCAGCGCCCGACCTTGAGCATCGCCCCGTCGTCCCGTTGCCATTCCCTGGCCAGGAGCTTGCCGGTCAGCGTTTCCAGCCCGGCATAGATCGAGCCTTCGAGTCCCGCGCCCGCCTTGACCTCCAAAAGCGTCGGACTCGCGTCGCGCAGTGTGTAGTAGCGCCGCCCCTGATCGGGGAACGCCCCATAGTCAACCAGGTAGCCGGTGAAGTCCGACTCCCACGCGCACACCGCCCAGAACAGCAGCTTTCCCTGCACGTCAATGAACATGGTCAGGTGGTTGCAGCCAATGGGGACTTCCCCGCGCTTGTGGCCGTTCAGCTTCTGGGCGATCTCGTCGACTGTGAGCTGTTCGTCTTCTCCGAGGTCCTCGGGCAGCGGTTCGTTCTGGTATTCGGCCCAGAAGGCCGCCTCGTCCTGGAGCTTCAGGTTCATGGCATGCTGTAGCGCCGACGCCTCGTCGTGGTTGAAGCGCGCTGCCCACGCCACGTCCGACCCCTCGTCCATCTCGTCCTGGTGTGCGACATAGAACGCCGTGGCATCGCTGAGGTCTCCGTGCTGGCGCAGACTCTCCGCCCGGATCTCGGCATACTTCTCCCACAGCTTCTCGTTCTCAGGGAAGGCGTACACCATCTTGGTGCGCTCGCCGTTCCATTCCGGGTGCTTCTCGCGGTCGAGAATGCGGTCGGCCATGTCGCCGGGCCGGATCACGGTGCAGGGCATGATGCCGGAGATCTTCTTCCCGGGTCCCGCCAAGCCGAGGACCGCCCCGGCCAGGATGCGCTCGCGGTTGGCGCACTGGGATAGCGACCGCGCCGACTCGTCGGTCTGCGGGTCATCCAGGATCACCAGTGACGGGCGCACGGTCTGGCCGTCGGGCCGCTTGAACTTCATGCCGCGAATCCGCCCGGTGATCCCCGCGACCCGAATGATCGCGCCCGATGCCTCGCTTCCGGCGATAGTCGGCAGGACGATCTCGTTGGCCGTCCAGCCGATCTGGGTGCGGTCGCCCTTGTAGAGCTGCCCTGAGCACCGGTTGGCGATTCCCTCCAGCGAGTGGATCGGGTAGCACACTGCCGGGAAGTCCTCGAGCAGCAGGTCGTTGGACTCCAGCTCGGTCTTGATCGAGTCGAGCATGCCGAGGGCGTGCCCCTCGTCGGAGCCGATGAGAGTGACGAAATCCCGGTGGCCGTAGAGCATCGCCCACAGGCATGCACACTCCGCCAGGCTCGACTTGCCGCTGCCGCGCGGCATGGCCATGGCAAACAGCCCCCCATGCAGGACCGCCTGCTCGATCTTGGCGATCACACGCAGGTGATCCTCCGACCACTCCAGGTGGAAGGTCTGCGGGAAGTAGGCGTCGCAGAATCCCCGGAAGCTGGTCCGGCACTGTTCGCGCCGTTCGGGATCGACCACCTCCGGCAGTTCCCCGATGTCCCGACCGGCAGCGGACAGCGCGGCGTTCCGGGCCCGGGCCGCCTCCTTCATTGCCTCGTAGTCGCGCGCGGTCTGTTCAGGCTGCGGACCGTGCCGCTCGTCCGCCAGCCAGGCCAGGTACTTGAACAGGTTGACCGTGCGGCCGTCCGGCGAGATGCGGAAGCCCGCGCGCTGCCGGTGCCGATAGAGCTGGCGGTCGTCGATCACCGTACCCAGCGATGTCGAGTTCAGCAGGCGCGTCAGATCGGATGGTTTGAGTTTGGAGGGATCAATCGCCATCGGCCATCCTCTGCACGAGCCAGGCGGCGTACTCGATGAGGTTCACGGTCCCGTCATCGTTCACCGGGGCACCTGCCTCGATGTCCGCTTGGATGGTCTCTGGCGACACGTGCCGGGCCCCCGCGCGATGTAGCACGTCGCTGATCTTGCGCGGCTCCATGGCCGTGATTCGCGGTTCGTTGGCGTGATTCCGGGACATCATCGAAGAATCTCCAGAATCATCGCGGAGTTCTGCTCGACCCGACTTGCTGAGGGCGCACTGAGGCCGCTTAATGAGTGGCGTAAGATGTTCTTGTTGAGCGAGAACCGAACCAGAAAATGCCAACGGAGGCCACGATGAAGAAGACCGCGAAACAGACCGCCAGAGAGACCTACGAGACCCGCCAGCGCGAGATCGCCGCGATGCTCGAGTTCCTGAAATGCGAACTGGAAGGCCACGCCGCGAAGGCCAAGGAGGACGGATTGACCTGGTGCCACGTTGGCGATCTCGGGCACATCCGCGAGAATCTGAAAGAGACACTGGTCTTCGTGATGGGCGGGTACGACGAAGAGGCCACCGGCAACATGATCGAGAGCGCCATCGCAGACGCGTTGGCGTAAACCAAAAAGGAGACAGACACCATGCGCAACGAAGACATCCACATCGGGACCGCCTACACCTGCAAGGTCGGGCGCAACACCATCCGCGTGACCGTGACCGAGGCCCTGCCGGACGGCGGATGGCTGGTCGAGACGCACACGGGCCGGACCATGACCATCCGCAGCGCGGAACGGTTCATCGAACCGGCGGACGCGCCGGAAGCTACCGCCCCGCGCGCCGACGCAACCAACACGGAGCCGACCCCGGACCAGGGAACGGAACGCGACACAGGCGAACAGGGCGCGGACACGGGCGAGACCGGCGGGACCATGAGCCTGCTGGACGCGGCCGCCCACCTTCTCGGGCAGGCCGACGATGCGATGCGATGCAAGGACCTGGTCGAACAGGCGCGCGAGCAGGGGCTCTGGGCCCCGAAGCGTGGCGGCAAGACACCCGACCGGACGCTCTACGCAGCGATCCTGCGCGAGATCAACACCAAGGGCGACGCCTCCCGCTTCCGCAAAGTCGAGCGGGGACACTTCACCCTGAACGCCTGATCGGGACACACAGAACACATCCATCCTCTCCTACGCCTCGGCATCCGCCGGGGCGTTCTCTCTCGGGGTCAGGGATTCCCAGTCGCACCCTTCGCCGTGAACAAACTCGGCCCAGCGTTTGCGGATGACGTCGCAGTAGAGGGGGTCGATTTCCATCAGGAAGCCGCGCCGTCCGGTCTGCTCGCAGCCCATCAGCGTCGAGCCGGAGCCGCCGAAGAGGTCGAGAATGTTCTCGCCGCGCTGGGAGCTGAACTGGATCGCCTGGACCGCCAGCGCCACCGGCTTCTCGGTGAGGTGGATCATGGACTGCGGGTTGACCTTCTTGATGTGCCAGAGGTCGGTGGCGTTATTCGGCCCGAAGAACCGGTGGGCCGCGCCTTCCTTCCAGCCATAGAAGCACCACTCGTGCGCCCCCATGAAGTCCTTCCGCGTGAGAACGGGGTGCTGCTTGTCCCAGATCACTGCCTGGCTGAAGTAGAGCTTGTGCTTCTTCAGAAACGGCGGGTAGTTGCCGCAGTTGGCGTAGCCGCCCCAGATATAGAAGCCGTGGCCGGGCAGCAGCACGCGGGCGATGTTGCCGAACCAGGCGTCCAGCAACCGGTCGAACTCCTCGTCGGTCACGAAGTCGTTCTCCAACGGACGGTCCTTGGGGCGAAGCTGGGTGTGGGTTGCGTGTGCTTTCTCGGGGTGTCGCTCGACGTCCAGCTTCTGATGGTGGGTCTGGGTGAAGCTCGACAGTCCAGCGGCGATGGCGTTGTTGCTGCGGGGCTCGACCTTGACGTTGTACGGCGGGTCAGTATTCGCCAGGTGGATCGGCTGACCGCCGAGGAGCTTGTCCATATCGCCGGGATCGGCGGAGTCCCCGCACATCAGGCGGTGTTCACCGAGCTGGTAGATCGCGCCGCGCACGCTGACCGCCTCGTCGGGCGGCTCCGGGACACTGTCCGGGTCGGTCTGCCCATCGGTCACCACTTCGTTGTCGCCGCCAAGCAGGCGGGTCAACTCGTCGTCATCGAAGGCCAGGACGTCGAGGTCGAAGTCCGCTACCTGCAGGTCGGCGATCTCGATGCGCAGCTGATCGAAGTCCCACTCCGCCAGCTCGGCGGTCTTGTTGTCGGCGATGCGGTAGGCCTTGACCTGCTCGGGCGTGAGGTCGGTGGCAACATGCACCGGCACCTTGGCGAGCTGCAGCTTCTTCGCCGCCTTCCAGCGGGTGTGCCCGCAGATGATGATACCGTCGCCATCCACCACGACAGGCTGGCGAAAGCCGAACTCGCGAATGCTCTCCGCGACGGCGTCCACAGCGTCGTCATTCAGCCGGGGGTTCTTCTCGTAGGGAGTGATCTTGTCGATATCGCGCAGCTCGATGTCCATAGGGCCAGGTCTCCGGGTTGAAAATGCGGCATGGCTTCCCCGCGCGAACGCGGGCCATACCCATTCTCTCTGCGAAAACTCGGCGATTCGGCGGGCAAGCCGGACATTTTTTTTGCACCGGACACCGAAAACAAACTGTGCTCTACAACGTGACTGGTTCCCGCGCGCAGCCGGGCCTGCTTCGCCCGGAAGTACCTATCGCCTCGGCCTGCCCCCTCCCTCCCGGCCGTCCGTCCCTGGCCCCCTGATCGAAACCCCACACCTCGCGCACGTGATACGCGCTCAGCGGCGTGAGGGGGTAGGCATGTGGAGTTGTGGAGTTATAGGGTAGAAGATGTGTATCTCTCTATTATATTGGGATTTGCAGCTCAGAATAACTCCACATTAACTCCGCAGAACTCATCACAGAGCTGGTCGGGCGCGCGGAGTTTCCGATGGAAATTGGCGTGACGGGTGTCCGAACCCCACAGATGTGGACCGTTTGTGGAGTTTTCTGTGGGGTTTCGGCGATCCGGCATTTATGCCCGGAATTGACGGCAGCAGATCCCTGGCTACCTTCATCTGATGGATGGCCTATAGCACCGCAAGGGAGGTGACCGTATATGAATACTGGCTACAGCATTCTTCTCCGCGAGTACATACACGCAACCGGGATCGAGTACCGGGATTGCGAGTTCTTTCAGATCGTGTGTCCGGCGTGCAAGGAGCCGGTGTTCAAGTGCGTCCGGGAGGACGCTGAGAAGCCGATTCACTACCTCTCTCATTACCAAGAGAAGTCGTCCTTCGACGAGCGATGCGAACTTCGGGTTGCCAAGATCACGGCGAACCACATCGAAGAGCAGAACGGCATTTCACGCGAGCAGAAGCTCCGCTACTTCCTCTCCGTTCTCCAGGACGCTGTATGGCGATCCGAATTCACTCCCGAATCCAGAATCGACCGCGTGAAGTCCCTCTTCAAGCAGATCGACCGGGCGAAGGCTCTCGGGAAGTTCAAGAGCATGATCCTGGAGCAGTGCCGGGACAACTGGCGAGGCGAGGCCTTTGACGCTCATCAGAGCTACTTCGATGACTACGTTAGGGATGTAGAAGAAGTGTCGGGGGAATTCTACCCCACGGCTTACTCCCTCCAGGTCCAGAAGCGAATCGCCTGGGACATGTGGCAATGCCTGCTTTCCCGCAACGCGGAGCCCAATCTCTCCTTCCTCTTCGACTACGGGTACTTGATGTTCATGATTCGTATCGATGAAGCAGCCCAGGAGAGGGCCCTTGATCAATGGGAACGGGTGTTGCGAGATCGAATGGAGAAACTGATTCGCACCAGCAAAGCCAAGGGCATGCAGATGCTGGGCGAACTGAGCCAATACCCGCTGGGCCCGCCGCATTCATTTGCCGGATCGAACCTGATGGTCAAACTGGCAGGGGAAGTGACCCACGAAATGCTGGGCTGCCTGTTGCGACTGCCGTACTTCGAGATGCTGAAGGAAAAGAGGGCGCAGGAAAATCCAGAATAGGATGGATGGCCAGATCAACAGCAGAGCCGGTACTGCGGCTTCATCGGCCCCCTCTGCGGCATCTGGACCTCGATCAAGTCCTGCGCCACGAGTGATTCCCGGACCTCCTCGATCTTCTTTTCGGGCCACCGCACGCGACGGCTCAAGTCCCAGTGGGCCATGAACTCGCCGGGTTTCCGGTTGGCCCAGCGCGTCAGTATCTCGATGAGCTTCTTGCAGTCGGCGTCGAACTCGCTGTCGGCGACATAGAGGTCTGCCATGTACAACATGCGCCGGGTCTGGTGCTCGACCATCGCCCAGGCCCAGTCGATCCCGGCGACGGTGATCTGCGGGGTCTGGTGGTTCTCGCTGCAGGCGTAGAGCAGCGCCAGCTTGCGGACCTTCTCGTAGGCGCGGGCCCAGATCGCCATCTTGGTCTCGTCGCCCTGCCGCTGTGCCTCCTCGTAAGCATCGTCGGTGAGTGCCCAGATAGACTGGCTGCGGACCGTGGCGTCGGGTGTGTCGGGCACGGTCGCCGGTTCGGGATGGAAGCCGGACAGGTTGCCGCTGTGGACGCCGCCGGGATTGTAGTTCACCCACCAGGACGCGGTATCGATAATCGGCTGCGGGACCGGCACGCCCACGGGCATGCGGCCGCGACTGCGCGGCCCGGCATCAAGGACCAGCGTCCGCGCGAAGAGCCCGTTGTTGAGCATGCGTCCGCTCAGGGCCTTGTAGAAGTACTGCGGCACTGCCGTCCCGAAGAGCGTCAGCGACGGTTGCTGGATGACCAGCGGTTCGGTTTGTCCGGCCTTCTTCCGCAGCGGGTAACGGGTGCGCGACGAGCCGTACATCTTCAGCAGGATCTGCATGATCATCTCGTTGCGGCCGTCCCGGGCACGGTTGATGCTGCCGAGGATGGCGTCGATCTCGTCGGTCTGGAAGAGCATGGTCTGGTGAATGAACATGGCGTCCTCGATGCCCTCGCCGGACGCGAACGCATCCCCGATCCCACGCAGCGCCCCGGCCTGGTAGGCAATCTCGGAATTCACCTGGCGCGGATGGTCCTTGCCGACGCCCGAGTTGGCAAGGGCGACGATGTAGACGTTGCTGCGGTTGTTGAGCTGGTCCCTGACCCGGCGGGCGGCCAGGTAGGATTGCAGGCAGATCGCGCCGCAGAAGGCCAGCGTCGGGTTCGGATACGGCGCGGTCGACAGGCAGTAGTCCATGACCTGGGCGATGAAGCCGGGGACATGCAGGAGAGCGTCCGGCAGCGGCCCGGGGTCGGCGGGGCGCTCGGAGATGTGTGCATCATCGGCGGAGATCTCCGAGCTGTCGGCATTGTCCGACCGAGATTTCACAGATGTTCGCATGGTGGCCGACATCTCTGGATTGTCCGCATTGTCGGTGGAGATATCTGAATTCTCGGCGTTGTCCAACCGAGAACTCCCACATGTCCGCATGGTGGCCGACATCTCTGAATTGTCGGCGTCATCGGCGCGGTGTGCGCCGCACATCGCCATGATGCCGGAGATGTCCACGTCATCGGTCGGAGATTCCGCACCGTAGCCACTCTCGGCCAGACATGCGGACGCAGCCGCATAGTCGCCGTCATGTTCGAGCATGGCGTAGACCGCAAACGGAGAATAGCCCGTGTTCGCCTCGAACGGCGGTGCAGCGGAGCTGAACACGTAGAACGTGCGCCCGTCGAAGGTGGCGGAGTGGTTACCAGTGGCTTTGCCGGGCCTGCGCCAGAGTTGGTTGCCGCCGGATTCCCCGATCCGCTGCCAGCCGTGGCCCTCCAAAGCGGAGGCGAGATCGCCCCGCTGGTTGAAGTCGTCGCCGGGACGGCCACCGGGCCCCGACACGGGCACACAGGGCGCGGTGTGGCGCGTTTCGGGCCGAGGGGCGAGCGTGGCCGCCAGCGCCTCGAGCAACGCGCCCGTGACGGCCTGTGGCGCATCGGGCGCGTCCATGATTTCCGAAGGCCGGTGCGGGCGATCCGTCATGTCGTCGCCCTTGCGGTTCCAGGTGCCGGGGAGGCGACAGATGCGCGACGGGTTCGCCACCGACAGGTCGACATGCACACTCTCATCCGCCACCGGCTGCAGCGCTTGGATGCAGCGATGCACCAGGCCGCCGTCATCGGCTGACAGGTCGATCCGATACAGCAGGTAGTAGCCGTTTCCTGAATCTACCACGACCGGCGTTGGCCAGCCCATCGACGCGAGCCCTTCGCTGACCTCCATCGCCTTGTCGAACGCCAGTTCCTTCTCGGCATCCGTGGCACTGATCCCGGCGGGACGTGCTGGATCGATGTCGATCAGGAGCCAGCGGCGGCAGACGATGTCCGTGTCGCTGGTGGTCTCGTTGCGGCGGGCGGTCTTCAGGCGATTGGCCGACCGCGCCAGCAATGCCGGGTTGACCGGGTTCATGGTGATGTAGACGCCCATGGCTGTGGTGATCTCGGCCAGGGTCTGCGGCACGTCGGCGATATGTGCGTAGTCGAAATAGCCCGACTCGATGTGCGGGCGCCGGAAGCCCGGGCGCTCGGCATCGAGCACCCGGATTTCGAAGACGTCGCCCGGCTGGTAGAGCAGCTTCAGGGCGGAGATGATTGCATCGTTGGTGTCCATCGGCCGCCTTTACTCAGAACGGGATATCATCGTCATCGTCCCAGGCTACGGCTGGCGCGAGTTCGGGTTTTTCGTCGCGACAGTCGTTCCAGCCCGGTTCGGGGTAGTACTCCGGCTTCTCTCCCATCTCGTAGGCGATGACCCGGTCGAAACGCTCCCCGGAGACGGCACGCACCGTAATCTTCCGGGTTTCGGCCAAAGCGCCGTCCTCGGCCAATCGAACCGCCTCGGCGGCGCTGGTCGGCGGCGGCATCATCGACCGTTCCGTCCACCACTGCACGAACTTCTGCCGGGCCCAGCCCGTGTGTTCCGGGCAGACCCATTCGCTGACGTAGTGCTGCCAGCCGGTGCGGTACTCGATGCGCATGGTCTTGGGATGGTCGTCATCCGCGCCGCGCTTGGTGTGGACCGAGTAGTAAACCTCATGGACATCGTACTCGGTGTCTGTGATCTCGCCGGAGAGGATGGCCGATCCGTCGGCCTGCGCTTCGTGGGGCTGCCGATCCGGCGGCGGAAACTCCGCACCGCATTCCGGGCAGACCTGGTAGGCCGCATGCACCAGCGCGCCGCACTCCGGACACTCCTTGGCAGGCGCTTCGCCGTCGCCGTTGCCCTGCGTGTTCACCTGTACCGCGTCCACCGGGCCGTGGCGCATGACGTTGCCGCCGTAGTCCAGGACCAGGCAGTCGTCCTTGCCGGGATGCAGTCGCGTGCCACGTCCGACCATCTGGACATAGAGCCCCGTGGACATGGTCGGACGCAGGAGTACGACGCAGTCGACATTGGTGGCATCGAAGCCGGTGGTCAGGACATTGACGTTCGCCAGGAACTTGAGAGGCGGCTTCGGCTCGAAGAGCGTGTCCGGCACCGGCTCGCCCCGGAATTGGGCGATGGTCTCGGCACGCTCAGCGGATGCGGTCTCGCCGGTGATGACGCCGCATTCCTTCCCGGAAATGCGGGTGATCTCGGCAGCCACGTGCTGGCAGTGCGCCACGCTTGAGGTGAAGATCAGGACCGATTGCCGGTCGCGGGTCAGTTCGACAATCTCCTGGCAGGCCGAACGCACCAGTTCGTCCTGGTCCATGGCCGCTTCCATTTCACTGGCAACGAACTCACCGCCGCGAACATGCACACCAGACAGATCCGCCCGGGCCCGGCCGCCGCGCGAACGCAGTCGGCACAGGTAGCCCTGCACGATCATCTCGCGGATGCCCGCCTCGTAGCAGACCTGGTTGAGGATGTTCTCGGGGCGGCATATCTCGCCGCCTTTGAGCCGGTACGGCGTCGCGGTCAGCCCGATCACGCGGACGTTGGGGTTCACCACCTGTGCCTCTTCGAGGAAAGTGCGGTACATGCCCTCGCCATCAGCGGGGACCAGATGCGCCTCGTCGACAATGATCAGGTCGAACGGGCCCAGTTCGCAGGCCCGGCGATAGACGGACTGGATGCCCGCCACGAGGACAGGCGTGTCGGTGTCGCGGCTGTTGAGACCGGCAGAGTAGATGCCGATCTCGAGGTCCGGGCACAGCCTGCGGATCTTGTCGGCATTCTGCTCGAGCAGTTCCTTGACGTGAGCCAGGATCAGCACCCGCCCATTCCACACGGTCACGGCATCGGTGGCGATTTGTCCGAGCACCAGGCTCTTGCCCGTACCTGTCGGAAGCACAACGCAGGGATTGTCGTCATGGTTCCGCAGGTGCTCGTAGACCGCCGCCACCGCTTCCTCCTGGTAAGGTCGCAGTGTCATTCTCATTGTCGCCCGATCCTCACGACTGCTTTGCCGTCGGGCGGCAACGGTTCACACATGCGGCAGGCGAAATCCTTGATCTGCGAGTCGTCGCGGTACAGCCCGCCGTGCGCCAGTGCATCCCACAGTCCCTTCTGGGCGTTGTCGAGATCGCGGCGGCGACGGTCGGGCGGGTACAGCTCGAGTTCCATGATCAGATGACCGTCCAGTTCCGGGACGGACAGGGCGCGCAGGATGGCGCAGACCCGTTCGCGGTACCGGCGGCCCTGACGACTGATCAGCGTCCGGGGCCCGACACGGCGATAGTAGTGATTCACGCTCGGTGGATATGGCAATTCGATCTGAAGCATCGAGGACACCTCCGGGGACAAAGAGGGGGAACGAGGCGCGGGCCAAGGAGCGAAACCCGGCATCCCCGCTCCCCCGGTGGGTTCTGATTTCTACCGCTGCCAGGGCGGCGTGGACTTGGTGGCCTGGGGCGCGGGCGCGGAGGGCGACGCGCCGGGCATCGGCACGGGCTTGGAGAAGGCGGCTTCCTTCTTCTCGTAGCCCTTGATCTCGTTGGTGATCTCGCCGGTGTCCTCGCGCTTCTTGCAGGCGACCTTGACCGACAGGGGCAGGTTGTGCAGTTCGCAGGAATCCTTCGGCTGCAGCACGCCGACCGCCCGGCAGATGGCGGAGAGTTCGCCACGGGCGATCTGCACCGCCTGCTGGTTCGGGTTGTCCAGGTTGAGCCGGGCCCAGAGCTTGCGCCCCTTGGACGGCCCGTCGCTGATCTCGAAGGTCAGCTCGAGATAGTGGCCGTTTCCGGCCTTGGTCGGTTTCATTTCCGATTCGGTGATGACGGCGACATACTTGCCCGCCGGTACCGGGTCGAAGGTCGCGGCGGGGTCCACTTGGTTGGCGTCGAATCCGTTCAGGTTGGCCATGATCAGTCTCCTTGGCTGGGGTTGAGTTCATCGAGTTCGAAGGTCTGGGGCAGGACGGTTACGGTCAGCTTGTAGGCTGTCCGGCGGCCGCCGCTGACGGCGAAGACGAAGCCGTCCTTGCGGGCTTCATCGAGCAGCGCTTTCAGGCGTGCCGCGTAGTCACGGGCTTTCTGGTCGTGGTTCATCGGGATTGCTCCTCTGTTTGCGGGAACTGGTGGGCAAGGCCGTCGGCCACCGCGCCGGTGAACGAGGGCCAGTCGAAGGGGATCGCCTCGGGCATGCCGTAGCGATTCTTGGCCAGGGCCCGCGGCGTCTCGCGGGTGACCAGGACGCGGTTGCCGTCGCCGTCCATGCGGGCCAGGCAGACGAAGTCCGACCACTCGACGAACACGTTCAGGTAGCCGTCCGGCAGCTCCGCCGTGGTCTTCTCCGTGGTGATGCCGTCCACGTCGGTGATCTCACTGCGCTTGGCATGCGCCAGCAGGATCACCGCGATCCCGCGATTGACGATGCGGTCAAGCTGGGGCAGCAGGACCTGGTAGACATGGTTCTTCATCACCTGCTTGCCGTTCCCGTAGCCGCCGTGGGAGCGGTTCAGGGTCTGGTCGAGCTTTCCGGCGGACCCTGCGACCTGTTCTTCCACGCGCCGCAGCAGCCAGTCGATGGAGTCGATCACCAGCGTCTGGTAGGGATGGTCCTCGCGTTCGATGGCCGTCAGCCATTGGCTGATCTCGGGCCAGGTCGAGAGGTACGGCGTGCGGTTGGATTGGATCGCGCCCGCGCCATTCTCGCAGTCGATGATCAGCGAGTCGGTCGCGGTTGCGCCGAAGGTCGTCTTGCCGATCCCGGGCGGGCCGTACACGATGCCCTTCGGGGCGGAGGGCGTGGGTTTGACGATGATGGTTTCGAGCAGAGACATGTGTTTGTTCTCCTTGTAGGTTGGGGTTTACACGCAGTCGAAAACGCGGATGGTTTCGTAGCCGGTGGGCCACGTCGATGTGGTCTGGCATTCCTTCAGCCGCTCGATGGCGGCGGCATTCTCGGCATCGGCGAAGTCCAGGGCGGACTCGGCAACGAGCCAGACGCCGACGCGGAACGGCTCCTTCTTCTCCACGGCCACGATGTGAACAGGGAAGATCGAGCCGGAAGCGGCGCGCAGAACGGCGCGGTAGAAGGCCACCTGGTGCAGGTAGCTGTAGCGCCGGGCGTCCGCCTCAAACCAGGTCAGGTCGTCGCAGGTCTTGAGATCGACGATGCCGTGATCCGAGTGGAAGTAGTCGGGACGCACCTGGCAGGGAAGGCCGCAGTATTCGGCGCGGCAGACGCCTTCGGCCACGCCCCACTTCAGCAGGCCCGGCGCGACCGGGTGTGCCTGCACCGCCTCGTGAAGTCGCTCGACAAACGCGGCGTCTTCATCGGTCAGCACAGCCTTGTTCTGTGCGTCGGCCCATTCCTGGAAGGCCTTGGTGGCCTTGCCGAACGGCATGCCGGTCCGGGGATTGACCGGGCCGCCGACCGCGTACTCCGCCTCGAACGTCTCACGACCTTCGAGAATGAGCGTGTGGGCGGCGCGGCCGAGGAGGTAAGCGGGCGTGTCCTTGTCCTCGATCAGCCCGAGCTGTTTGCGATGAAACAGCTCCGGGCACTTGCGGAAGTCCGCCAGGCGATGGCTGCTCAGATAGCTGTGCGCCTGGGCGTGGTAAACGGCCGCATCTTCGGTGATCAGGAAGTCGGGGCGGATCATGCCACCACCCCCTTCCCGCAGGCCGCGCACGCACCACAGCCGTTGCCGGGCTTCGGCTCTTCGCGGGTAGCCTTGGACGGCTTGGCCTCGTGCTGTTCCCACGTGACCTGGAAGGCGTTCTCACCAAATTCGTGAATCAGGAACTGGGTGAAGATCAGGATCACGTGACGGGCGGCTTCGCTGTCGCCGTCGATCACGCAGGCGCGCTTTTCTTCACCGAAGAGGTAGCGCATGGAGAGCCGGACTGCGGCCTGGCCGTGCAGCGCCTCGGCGGCGATGATAGCCAGAACCAGAGTGGTCTCGGCTTGCTCGAGCGGCACCTCCGGCTCGAATCTGAATCTGTGGATGGTCTTCATTCGTTTGTGTCCTTCGCTTTGCGGGTGACTGGTTCCGGGCGCGGTGCCCAAGTGATTCTTTCTGCGAAAAGGCCGGGAAACGGCGGGCGCTTCGGCACTTTTTTGTGGTCCTTTCCTCATATCCGGGCGTCGATTCCCGCCTCTTCGAAGGCACGGCGGATCGGGACGAGAACGCGCTGTCGGAAGGTGCTCTGGGGGATACCGCTCTCGCGGGCGACATCGGTGGGTGTGCGGCCATCCATGATCGCCGCACAGCATGCGCGCAGGTCATCGGGGAGCTGCGACAGGACGGTACTGACGTCGAGCCGGAGCATGGCCTCTTCGTGCCTGGAGCGCCGCCGGTAGCCCATGCTGATCGCCATCTCGTCGGCACCGAGGACGTCCATCAACGGCACGCTGACACCGTCCTCGTCACGCCCGGTATCCGCGTCGAGAGAAGCCGTCCCCATTCGGGACCAGCGCTTCTTGGTGAACCGGCGACGGAGCAGACCGGCCCTGCCGTCGCGGACGACCAGGTTGACGAAGGTGCGCAGACTCGCCTTGTCTGCTTCGAAGCGGGGGAGCTGGCGAAGGGTGTGGATGGTGATTTCGGAACGAATGTCCTCGAAGTCGTCGGGAGTGAAACCGCCCTTGCCGATAAGGCTGCGGGCTGCGACTTCGATGCTCGTGTATGCGTAATCGGGAAGCTCGGGGGCTCGGGTGTCCATCGTGGACCTCCTCTGGCTTGCGGCCGAGGGAGGCGGCGAGAACACCGGCCTGGCGGGAGTGCGGACACGAAAAAGCGGAGGTGATCGTGGCAGCGCCTTCTCAGGCGGTGTCCTCGATCACCCCCGCTTGTTCGGCCAGGTGAATCGACTGACTAATGTCTACTGTCTGCTTGGTGCGATACTCGTCTGTGGCGGGAGCCTACCCCTGTGTCGGCTGTGCGTCCTCCGACTCGGGATCGCCGTTCAGGACATGGGGAGGCAGGCTCTTCTTCAGCTCCTCCCACATCTCCCGCTGGCGGTCCCAGTTGTGTTCGTGGGCCAAGGGCCCGAGAATGGTCGTGTTCAGCGCGTCACGGCCCTTGGTGGTCTTCGGCAGGAAGAGGATGTCTTCCTGAATCTCCGGGGCCAGGCGGGCCAGGATGACGATCTGCGAGATGCGCGCCCGGCTGAGCTGCCCGAAGCGCGCCACGGTGGCGTAGTCTTCGATCTCGCCGCGCGTGACCATGTCGTCGAAGTGAATGGCCAGCGCCATCAGCTTCGCGATGCGCGGAGTTCGAGCCTTCGGGCGTTTCGGTTTCGCGCCCCGGCGTATCTCGCGCTGCGTGTTGCGCCCGAGATGAATGTGGAACTTGCGGGTGAACGTTCTCGGTTTCATTGCACGGCTGCCTCCTCGGTTGCCCGGTCATGCTCGGCGCGGAGCGCCTGGATTCCGGTGGGGTTGAAGGTGATGGCGATGGTCTCTTCCGCCGCGTCGAAGTCGATCCGCTCAATGAGCAGGCGAATGATGCGGCGCTGTTCACGGCTGGTCAGGACATCCCAAACCGGGTGGAACAGGCGGCACGCCTCGGCGACGTCGCTGTCCGCCAGGTTGGCGGCACGCAGGTCGGCCAGCTGGCCATGGATACTGGCGATCTCCCGTTCGATCTGCCCGATTCGCTCCTTGGCGGAGTCGAGCGCGGTGGCCGCGCGGGGATCGAAGGGCTTGTACTCCAGGTCACGCGCCTGCTTGGCGTACCCCTTCAGTTCCTGCTTGAGCAGGCGCTCGGTGTCCGAGAGCTGCTCGATGCGCGCCGCCTGGATGCGGCGGGTCTCCTCGACCACTTCCTGGATCAACCCATCGTCCTGCCCGATGGCACGGATCTCCTCGACCACAAACCGCTCGATCTCCTGGGCAGGCAACGTCGGGCGCGGACAGTGCCGCCAGCCCCGGCTCTGCGCATTGTGGCAGAGGTAGTAGCGGTAACGGCGATTGCCCTTGGTGCTGTGGCTGTTGACCATCCCGCAGTCGCAGGCCTTGCAGCGGAGAATGCCGCGCAGGATGGCGTCGCCCTGGAAATGGCGGTCCGGGTCTTCTTCCCTGCGGTTGCTCGCCAGCATCTTCTGGACCCGGTCGAAGGTCTCCTGGCTGAGGATGGCATCATGCTCGCCGGGATACACCTTGCCGTGGTGCCGGACGTTGCCGGTGTAGATGGGATTGGTGAGCAGATAGTGAAGCATGCCCTTGTTGAAGGGCTTGCCCTGGTGCAGCTTGCCCGAGCGCGTGATCCATGTCTTGTTGGTCCAGCCCCGGCATTCGAGTTCGTCGACCACCTTGAGCATGCCGCCCAGTTCGAGGTACAGGTCGAAGATGGCCCGCACCTGTTCGGCCTCGACCTCGTTGATCACAATGCGGCCGCCTTCCGGCACCACATCGTAACCGAGGACCGGGGTGCCGCCGGACCACTTGCCCTTCTTCCGGGCCATGCCGATCTTGTCGCGGGTGCGCTCGCTGATGACCTCGCGCTCGAACTGAGCAAAGGACAGCAGGATGTTCAGCGTCAGCCGACCCATGCTGTTCGCCGAGTTGAAGCTCTGCGTCACGGAGACGAAGGCCACGTTGCAGGCCTCCAGGATCCCCATGATCTTGGCGAAGTCGAGCAGAGAGCGGGAGAGGCGGTCGACCTTGTAGACGACCACGCAATCGACCTCACCGGCCTTGATGTCGATCAGCAGGCGCTGCAACGCGGGGCGTTCCGTGTTGCCGCCGGTATAGCCGCCGTCATCATAGTGTTCCGGCAGGCAGACCCAGCCCTCGCCGACCTGGCTGGCGATGAAGGCCTCGCCCGCCTGGCGCTGGGCATCGAGACTGTTGAAGTCCTGCTCCAGTCCTTCCTCTTTGCTTTTGCGGGTGTAGATCGCGCAGCGGATTGTGGGTTTGTCGTCGGTCATTTCTTGGCCCTCCCCGTCAGTCCGAAGAAGGCCCTGCCGTTCCAGTGGCTGCCGGTGATCGCCTTGGCAACGGCGGACAGCGACCGGTAGAGAGTGCCTTCCCAGCGCACGCCGTTCTTGGCGATGGTCACCACATACTTTTGCCCCTTGTACTGGCGCACGAGCTTGGTGCCGACCGCCGGTTCGTCTTCGGCCTCGAGGATCGCGGCGGGCGCGGGGCGCGTCACCGTCTCGCCGTTGCCGGAGGGCGGGGGTTTCGGGGCGGTCATGCGCAGGTCGGCCTCGTTGGCCAGTTCCTCGACCCGTCGCCGGGCCCGGCAGGAAATGCCGCCCTGTTCGTTTGCCTGCATGCGCCAGGCGATGCGTCGGATCAGGCACGATGGGTGCCTGGAGGTGGTCGTCTCGCCGAACACGCGCTCGTACTTTTCGCGCAGTTCGCCGATGGACATCTGTTCCATGACGGCCACCTCTTGATCGATGTCCAGGTTCATACTCGGTTCTCCTTGGGTTGGGGTTCTCCTTGCTGTTTCCGGCCCGTGTCGTCGTGGTCCAGCGCCTTGACTTCAAGGCTGGCCGGGCCCGGCGCATCGCTGGCGTCGCGGGGGCCGGTGACTCCCGGACGGGCCTTCATCCGCCGGATGGCGGAGGCGATGATCCCGGCGATCTCGTTGGCTGCTTTGGTGCTCATGTCTGGTTCTCCGTATGCGCGTTAAGCGCCTCACGGACAGTGACATGAGTCGCTGATTCCGGGCGCATTGCAAGGTCGGTCGGAGAGCTTTCCGAGAGGTTTTCCGAGTTCGACGCAGAACTGCCGGATTTCGATTGCAGACGCACCACACCGGCGGCCAGGATGGCCGCGATCTCGCGGTGCCGTTCAGCGGGTTTCATGATGAAGACATCGGGCGGACGTGGCATGGCAGGACTCCTTGTGATCGGGTTGCTGCCCACGGAGTCCTGCGTTTGTTCGCTCGGGGAACCGTCTGGCTGGTTGCTGCGACGTGCCGTCATCGTGCGTCACCGCAGTGAATTGCTTCTACGGCGGCGTCACGAAGTGGCGGGCGGGTGGGCTGCGGCGCGTTCGGGACCGCGACGCCGAACGCATCGTCGGCTTCATCCTCGACTTCCATCGAGCCGGGCAGGCCGCTGCCGACGTGGATGATGGCGACCAGGCCGTCACCCATTTCCACCAACTGGCGAAGCAGGTTCACGACCTTGGTTTTCAGGACCGGATCGCCGTGGTTGCTGCCCACGTGCGGATCGGTCTTGCCTTCCAGGCGGACGGAGCGGATGACTTTCGTGGTGCCCCGCTCGAACACCGGGTCGCCGTCGCGGACGACCAGGTTCTCGATGCGGCCGTAGCCCATGCGCTGCATGCGCTCGACGAGGTGGCGTTGACGGGGGGTGAGATCGGACTTGCGGATTTCGGCGATCAT